ACTCCAACAGAGCGTTCCAATCCTGCTGCTGATGTAGCTCACGCAACATGCTGGCATTGGCAGCGCCGTGAAATTGTGCTTCTATCGTATGAACCAATGGATTCATCATGTCTGACAGTATCAAGGATTATCTCAACAGTATCGCTAAATATCCATTGTTGACACCGCAGCAAGAGATACAACTTGGCAGGCGGGTTGCAAGGCTTAAAGAGTTGCAACAACTGGAAAGGCCGTTAACAAAAGATGAACAGCGCGAGATGCGCAGCGGCGAACGCGCCCGGCAACGGTTCATTCAGTCCAATCTGCAACTTGTGGTGCATATTGCCCGCAAATATGACAAGCGCCAGAACAAGACGCTTGAGTTCATGGACTTGATCCAAGAGGGCAACATCGGCCTGTCCCGCGCCGTGGATCTGTTTGATCCCACCCGCGGCTACAAGTTCTCGACCTATGCCTACTGGTGGATCCGGCAGGGCATCACTCGCGCATTGATCACTTATGACGCCATCATCAGGCTGCCGATCGGCGTGCATGAGATGCTTTACAAGGTCAACCGCACCATTCAAGACCTCGGCCATGAGTTAGGCCAGGCACCAAGTACTAGTCAAGTGGCAGCGCATCTGGACATGGACCCCAAAGATCTATCCATGTTGCTGCGGCAAAGCTATCGCGTAACCAGCCTTGACCAATACATTGCAGACTCTGAAAGCAACACCATTGCAGAAACAATTGCAGATCCTGCATCCAATCAAGAGGACGTTTTAATCCGCCAAGATATACAAAATGTGATGGAATGCTTTGCAAAATACCTTGATGAGACAACGCAAACAGTGCTTAAAGCACGCATGATTTACCAGCCAATTACCTGGTCAGAGCTGGAGCGCACCACTGGCATTAACAAGACACGATTGCACAGCATTGAGCAACGTGGCATCATGCGCCTCCGTATGCTGATGAGCAATCCGCTGGCAGGCACGCCCCTTGGAACCAACGATTGAAAGATACGGCAATGTATGGCGCGTTTGTCTAAATGGGATGTGCAAAGATCATGCGCAAGACTGGCAAGCAGTTATCTTTTATCATCAGATGTTGAATCAATCAACCAGTCCTGAATCTTTAGCACGCGATCAACGGTCCATGACTCCTGACGGTTAAACCACTCGCGCCATTCTTCGCTGCCTTTGCGACGGTTGCAATTCTGACATGCGGGAACAAGATTACCAGCAACTGTGGCGCCGCCCTTGTGGCGTGGTTTGACGTGGTCTAACGTATCAGCCGGCACACCGCAGTACGCGCATTCATGCTGCCATGCCTCAAAGATTTGCTGTCTAAATTGATGCTTTGCGCTGCGTTTTGATACGAGGTTGGAGCCATCAATCAAATGATCCACGCAATTCGGGGATAGGTAGCACCTGAACCGATAAGCCCAGGATGTGATCATTAGACGGCGCTAACTCAGTGAGCCGCGCCACAAAATCATCTGATACCGCTTCCGGGTCGTCGCTGTCGCTTTCCACCACGATGGTGTATTCGATCTCAAGGACGTACTGCCTCATACCGTTGGCCTGCAGGTGATGTCAACGCCGCCGCGCTCCCGTGGCCGCAGCGTTAGCCATATCCCTCCAAGTGATTTAGGCATCACAATGCGCTCAATTGCCCATCCACCCGTAGCGCCAAACTCCTGCTTATATGTGCCGGTCTGCAGATGCCAGCGCTGCTCAACCCATGCCTTGCCGTTCTCCGCGATGCGATAGCACGGGTGAGCGACCATGCTGCGCTCGTGGTTATGACCATTGACCATGATGTCTGCGTCAGGTGCAATCTGCGCATACCGGCCGCCGCCCATGGTGCCTTTGGTGACGATGCCGCCCCATGCGCCATGGTGAAAGAACAACGTACAGCGGCGTGTGCGGCCAGCTGGTTGGCGGAATGCAAACCGCACAAAGCCCTGATAGCCCATATGCTCGGTGACGGCGCCATCGTTGCGCATGAGCCGCACCACGTTCTCTAGCGGGTCGATCTCTTGATTGTTGAGCACGGCAGTCTCGTGGTTGCCATCGCCCATCATCAGGATCATGTTGCCGTATGGCCTGAGCAGGTCTGCCGACTCGCGGAAGACCAGATCGAAATAGTTGCCGCCGAGGTGCTCTGGTCTGATGTCACCCTTGCTACCGCGCCGATCCTTTTTGCCCTGCATCAGGCAAAGCACATCACCAAACATCAACGCATGACCACCAATCGCCTTGCACTCCTCAAGGTGCTGCAATAGCAGCTTGCGGTTACATTTCGGGTTGTCTAGGTGGATGTCCGATAGCAGAAGAAAGGTTGCCTCTTCTTTGGTGCTGCTGTACGGTATCCGTATCTCCAAAAGCTCCGGCGATACTCTTGCAGACGTAATCGCCATGCCGTTTGTAGCGGCTTACACGGCAGTCTAATAGTCCCAGCGCACGCGTGGTCTGCCTTTACGGATGCCTAGGTGGACGAAACCCTTAGGCGCGCCATAGCCGACGCTGTACGGCCACTCACGATCAACCCATGCCTGCACCTTGTTGATGTCAGCGCCATCGACGTAGAAGTCCACAGCTCCCACATTGGGAGCATCGTAGAGATGCTCACTGCCTGATGCGCCACCGACAGCGCGGTTGATCGCTGCTGGCCTGTAGCCGCTGGTAATCGTGATGCGCTTGCCGCCAAATGCCGTGCGCACACGCTCCAAGAATGCTGCCAGCTCGGCCGCGGTGTCGATCTGATGTTGAGCAACAAACCGCCGTGCCGGATCACCCAGCGCAAACTCGCCAAGGGTGAAATGTGCCGACAGCTTGGTGCTGAACGGATCGCTGGGTTTCACCTTGTACGGCAACGCTTGCGCAGCTTCGCCCCACAGGCGCCCCTCAGCCTGCCGGCGACGCAGCAGCCCAGCTTCCACATTGGTGCCAGGATTGCGGTACAGCAGCATCGCCTCGGGGACTGCATCCCAGTCCTTTTCCTTTAGCCGCTTGCTGATCGTTTCAAAGCCCGGCGCGGCGTAGAAAGCAGAGCCCAAGTTATAGGCAAAGCTAATCAAGGCGCACTGCTTGTCGCCGTTCATGGCGTTCCAGTACGGCACGGTCGCCCGCAGCTTGTCGGCAGTGCGCTCGATCTCAAGATCCAGCAGCTTGCTGGCCTCAATGATGGTGATTTTGTCACCGCGCTGCACCTTGCGGCCGTCGCTGTACCTAGTGGTGCCGTAGCCAATGGTCCAGGGATCGCCGCCGCTGAGCGGATCCGGGTAAGCCGACAGGTGGCACCCTTCAAACTCCTTGATCAGCTTTGCTGCCGCCTCATGGCTATGCAGCTTGCCATCTTGGCTCCAGGTCTGGAACCAAGGCTGGCTCCTGTCAAACAACTCAGGCGCAACCTTTAATAGCTCGGCTTCTAGTTCAGAGATTGCCGCCTGCTGATGCGGCAGCCCTTTCCAGTAGCGAAACAGATCGCTGGGCTTGATTGGTGCCTTAGCCACGCTTGGGGAACATCAATTTGAGGGCTTGCAGCAGGAGCTGAATCCAGCTATTGGATTTGAGAGGTGTCAGCGCGATGATCTCGCTGCCAGCAGCAAGAACGATGGCGATGACGGCGACAGTTTGCGCGTCCATGACTAACCGTGTGGGCGTGCCTCTAGCGTAGCTACCCTCTGCTCGACGCCATTCAGCCGCTTGAAGGTCTCCTGACGATCGGCGCGGATGTCGCCATGGAGCACCTCCAGTTGCGTGGCGATGTGCTCCACTGCAGCGGTGAGTCGGATCACAGCATCACGCGCTTCATCGTTGCGTTTGCTGAAGCCCATCGCGCCCATCGCAGCCACGCTGATGGACGCCCCAGCAATCGCAGCGATCAGCTCGATCATGTGCTCAGGTTAGCGCCCCTGTCCGCGCATAGGTTTCTTACCACGCCGCCGTGGCCGGCTGCGTTGACCGAACCCTTGGCGTGTGGTCTTAGGCGGACCGGCATGGTGCTCAATCCGTGCAGTGCCGGTCTTGGCTTTTACTGCCATGGCATCCCACTGGCCTTGCTGGGATGACGCTGCTCGTCAAGTTGCGCCTGCAAAGCAGCCAAGATCTCGGTGACCTTCTCATCACCGAAGGTATCCTTGACCCAGCCGATCACCATCTGCTCAGTCAAGTCGGCATACGGGATCAGTTTGTCCGGGCGCTCGAAGCCCCGTGATCCGTACGCGCCGCTGCTGTAGGTGCCGTCTTCCGCGTTGACGGTGTAGTGGGCGGTCATCACAAACCCGTCAGCGGTCTCTCGCTCCAGGCTGGCGATGTGCCAAGTAAATACGGTGGCCATGCAATGCCTTGATTCGGTGTCAATGTATCAGATTTCAGGCATTGCGTACTCTTGCGTGGTGTTGCAGTAATGCTTAAAGATCACCTCGCTGGTATTGCCAGCCCAGGCGGCTACCTGCGGCACCGGGATGCCGGTTTCGATCCAGTGGCTGATGGCCGTGTGCCTGCAGTCGTATGGCCGGTAAAGGTGTGAGATCAGGCCTGCCTGATGCAATGGCTGCAGCTTCTTGCGGAAATAGCTCTGAAATGCCAACCGATCCCACGGAAACAGGTAATCGGACTCTCGCGGCAAGGTGTCAAGGATTGTCTGGCACTTGCCGTTGAGCGGGACCCATCGCTTTTTGTTGGTCTTGGTGCTGTCTTTCAGTCCATGGGTCAGCGCCCAGTTCTGATGCACCAGGATCTTGCTGTCTTTGATGTCCGCCCACCGCAGCGCCCGCACCTCGCCAGTTCGCATGGCGGTCTGCAGCATGAACTCGGTGTATTGGGACCAGTTGACTGTCCGGTAGGTCAGCTTTGCCTCAAGTGCTGCCAGCACCAGGCCGATCTCATTGCGCGGGATGACGATGATCTCTTCGTCGCGCTGCGGCGCCTTGGGCATCTTGAAGCTAGCCAGCGGGTTGCGGTCCAGATACCCGACATCTTCCTGCGCCGCCCACTTGTACATGGTCTTTGTGTACATCGCCACGCGCCGCGATGACAGGACAGGCTTCTGCCCCAGCACCCAGATCATGACCTGCCGCGCCTGATCCAGGTCCTGCACCGGGCAGCGCTTGAGCCACTTGGTGACTTGCCTGTAATCAGATGTCAGGCTGGTTGGGCACAGCGAGATGGAACGCTCTGCGAGGAAGGCGTCCCATAGCTCGCTGACTGTCAATGACACTGTGTCATTTGTGAAGGTGACTACGAGGGCTGACGCCGCCTACGCAGCAGATAGGTATTAAGAAGAGAAACCGCAGTGCAAGAAGAAAAAATGATGAGGTAGATCACAGGCATCGTATTGGGAATGACTAATGGGCGTCGGGAAGTTGCTCCAGTGCGCGGCGGATGGTGTCCCAGTCTTTGGGTGACGGCCGCC